TTTTCTTCCTCTTTTGGTAACCCCGCTTCGTTCTCGTATCCTTCCGGCCCACTGTTATCCCTAGCCCCTTCAATGAGAAACGCGGTTAGCTTTTCCATCAGCAGAAAATTTTGAGAGTTCAAAAAGCCTTGAATCGGGTCAAAGGCCAAATGCGCTCCAAACAGGCTACGCTGTAGAGACTGCTTGTCTTCAAGGGTGGCCTGTTTCCACGTTCCAGCAAGATCAATCGCTTCTGCCTGCACCTGCTTGGTGATTTCTTCCAGCGTCACACGCTTCTGCGCAAGCGTGGCAAGCTGCTCTTCGATCTGCTCAGCTTCGCGCATGTTCGGTTCTACGAAGGCTTTGTATTGCGCGTCCGTGATGGTTCCGCGCAGCATCCGTTCAAGCGCGGCGTTGCTCAGAGTGGTTATGTCCAATTTCCGTTGTGTGAGTCTTCTTGACGTATCTGCGTAGGCGTCACGCATGGCTGCCCACCGGGTTGCTGCCAGTTCGCTGAAGTGGCCGCTGAGCAGAGCTTCCTGTGTGGGCTGGTGCATCTCCAACAGACCCACGAAGTGTTGGGTCAGTTCTTCGGCCCGAATGCTGACGCCCCGGCAACCGGGGTTGTAGCAAAAATAGAAGCGGTACTTTTTCTTCTTTATCAGCCCACCGGTCAGATTGCGTCCGCACCGAGCGCACGTCACGAACTGACGCAGAGGAAAATCCTCACGGCTTCTGGAAAAAGGCTTGTGGTCTGGTTTCTTCCCTTTCATCACTTCCTGCACTGCTGCAAACGTGGCTTCCGTTGTCAGCGGCTGGTGCAGCCCGCGCACCCGAACGTCACCCGATACAATCCATCCCGCGTGCAGTTCGTTGCGCAGCAGGTGGTGAAAGCTCTGGCTTGGTATCTCCCTGCCTCTGTGAGATCGCAGCCCCATTGCGTTTAAGTCTCTGCGTACGTCTTCCACGCACCGAAGGCCAGCAGCAACGGCGTTGAAGGCGTGTGTGATGAGTGGCCCGCGTACCGGGTCTATGCTGATGTTGCTGCCCGTGTTTGAGTCTGGCGTATTTGTGTAGCCAAGGGGTGCGCGCCAAGGAAACAGCCCGCGCTGCACGCGATGGTGCAGAACACTCTTCATCTTCTCGCTGAGAATGTCGCTGAAGTGCTGAGCAACGGCGGCATGGATGTTTCCCATGAACTTGCCAGAGGCAGTGCGGTCAATTCGTTCGTGTACGCTGTGAAACTCAACGCCTAGTTCTTCCAGCGTGTGCAGGGTGGTGGCCCAGCCTGCTACGTCCCTAGCCCAGCGCGTGACATCCAGCACGATCACGGCGCGCAGTTCGTTCCGGTGCTGACGGCAGTAGGCCAGAAGCTGCTTGAACGCTTCCCTGTTGATGTTGCGGCCTGTCTTGCCACCATCGGTAAAGGTGCGGAGCACACGCAGCCCCTGCTGCTTTGCGTATTCGCGGCAGCGGCCTTCCTGCGAATCAAGATTAACTTCGGTGCTCTGCTCCGTGCTGCTGACTCGCAGATACAGGGCGCAACCGGTCTTCGGTGTGATGAGGGTCATGGACTATGCCTCTTTCGCCTTGCCAACTGGTTTGGAAGCTAAGTCCATCGTGAAAGCCTTGCGCACGTGCTGGCTGGATGCCAGACCCTTTAGCATGGCGAGTGCAGCGGGCACCTGTTCCTCCGTCAATGCGAGCAGGTAGGGTTCAAACTTCGCAACGCGTGGGTTCTTGCCCTGCTTCTCAGCAACGATTGCATGGCCAAACTTCCGATCAAGCCGGTCTAGCTGAGCAGCAGCCCACGTCAACGTTTCGTTTATGCCAACGGCCTTGGCGATTGCGAAGCATAGAGGCTTAGACGGCTGCGCTTCGTTGCTGAGCAGTTTTCTGATGTGTTCGCGGCTGACTCCAACTTTCTCAGCCAGTTGCGACGCGTGAGAGAAGCCAGCATTCACCATTGCAGGACGCAGCAGCGTTGCGAAGCGCCCTGTGTCCTGCCCGGTTTTCACAGTGGAATAGTCCACCGTATAGTCATGCTTCTTAGATTTTTTCACGGCTGATTTTCCTTTGACTACAACAGTATAGCACGCAGATAATGTGCATGTCAACCAGTCCATGTGTGTGACGTACAGGCATCCAGAAACCGGTTGACAACATGTTTAGTTGTTAAGTACTTTAATTAACTTGACAACATGCTGAATTGCTCATAGCCTTGCGTCACGCTCAATGAGCGCTAAGGAGACTAGATGCCATCCATTCTAACTTTCCCCACGCAAATCGAAACGATCTGCGACGCCTGCAAGCGCGCTACTCACGAAGATGATCTTGATAGCTGTGCGGGATGCTATGCACGGCATTGCAGACGATGCTGTGACGCGCCGTGTGATTGCGACAAGCTGGCCCTAGATATCGCAGATCGTCTGGCAAGACTCAGGCCGGGTTTCTTTGCGCGGGTGATTGGTTGGGTGCGACGGGTGGCCGCGTAGGGCTGCTCCGGGCTGGGTGCGGAGGATGGCCGCGTGGTTTACACCGGGCGTGCCCGTTTCGCATTTGCAGCCGATTTGAGGCCGGTGGCCGGGTGGATGACCCGGAACTGCATCGAGCGGTTAGATCGTGGCTGGCAGCCCGGTTTCCGTGGCAGGGCTAGGGCTTCTGGCACATATTCTAGTTGACACGCACATAATTCATGTGGTAGAATGGTTGTGTTTGAATTGAGCGGCGCACACCGTAGCTGTCACAGGGACAGCCGGTGAAGCGCCCTTTTTGTTTTTAGGGGCAGTGGCGCACGGTTTACACCGGGCCACCAAACCAAGGAAGGAACCATGAACAGATTCATAGCCCGCGAAGTGCGGAGGAAGATCGAAGCCAACCGGCAACGTGCAGCCGATGTGCTGGAACGCGAGCAGAGAGAACAGGAAGTCATCCGGTTGCTGAATCGGAAAACGAACGAGCAACAGGTGAGTGGTGCAAAAAATGGATAGTCGCACTAAGTGCGAGAAACCAAATTTTGCACCACCCCCTTTCAGATTAAAGCTGGCGCTTTTTTGGTTCCTGCGCGAGTGAGAAATTTGAGTGGCGCGGAAAGATCAGTCTAGTTCTCAATCTAATCTCAGCCTCTTCAATCTATATGTGCAGCCGACTGCACCACTTGATACCAGATTTTGCACCACTGGGTGCAATGGACTGCACCACCGCAGGTGCAACGGACTGCACCTGCAATGGGCTGCACCGTGCAACAGACTGCACCACGTACACGGTGCGGGAAACAGTAGAAGTTGTGTAAAAACGAACACGAAAACGAAAGGTCAATGATGTCAACGCACGAAAACAAAACCATGACCGCTACGGTCTGGCAGCACTGCCCGTCAAAATTCAGCGCAACCGAACTTGTGTTGTTGTTGAAAATTGCGGGGCTTTCCACTAGACAAGGGCACTGCTACGCATTTGTCACTACGCTTGCGACCATGTGCGGAGTTAAGGAGCGGGCCATTCAGTACGCGCTTCGCAGGTTGGTCAAGTCTGGGGTTCTAAAGATTCAAACACGCAAGGGGCACAGCAGCAGATATTTTCTACAACTTGACGAAATTCGCAAGCTGCCTCTGGTGATGCCAAAGGACGCAGAAAAGCCAACGGCAGAGGCCGTGAAACTGGCCGAAGACTTTGAAGTGAGCATTCGCACCAACCTGAAAGGAACCGCACCCGCCGATTGGCGCACGATCTGGCCAGTGGAACTGCAAACGCTCTACGCTCAAGGGCACACGGACGCAGAAGTGCGCGCCGTGGCGACGTATGCGCGGAACCACAACTGGTGGAGCGCCGAGATTGCAGATCGCGGGGTAGTTGGCTTTGTGAGAAATTTTTCAACGATCTTGGAACACTACCAAGCAGCACAGCAGAAGGTGGCGGCATGATTCAACCTAGAGAACTGGTACAGAACACTTGGCAGAGTTTGATTCCGCACTACCTGCCCGCTCCGCAACAGTTTGACCTGTGGTTGCGCCGCCATGACTACACCACGGTGCTCCACGCGATCACGCAGACGGCGAAGAAAGCCATTAAGTTGAACGGAACAATGACCGCTGAGCACATGGTCCGTTTCTGCTCAAAAGTGATGAACACCACCGCAGCGAGACAGCAACTATCCGGTGGTGGCCCGGCGATACGTCCAGAAGTGACGATCTGAAACCGGCTTGCTGGTGGTGCAGTACTTTGCACCACTAGCCCCCCTCTGGTACATCACTCGAAACAAAATTGAAAATACTTTCAAGTCCAATGTACACAGCAGGTTACAGACATTTTGCTGAGCAATGTACGTCACAAAGCAACTCAAAACAGGTTGACGCTCCGGTAAACCGTGGTATAATGAATTATCAGTAAAGTTGAGAAAGCGGAGTTTTGTAGACCCCGGCTTTCTTTGGGTTGGCCGCACCAAGTGCGGAAATAAGGCTTCCGGCGTCCTTGTCGGGTTCAGCCTTTAATCCCCAAACACACAAATCTTGATCTTGCCGCTGATGCGTTGCTGTGCCTATCACAGCGATGCGCGGCAGAGCTTTGGCCAAACGAACAGAACAGGCCGGTGACTACAAACACCAGCCAGTTACACAAAAAAAGTCCGGTAAGTGGGTGGTCTTTTCGTGTTTCGGTCATAAGCTCGCGGTGTGCTGGGTTCACGCCAACCCGTGAACCTAGCCACCGATTTTTCTTTTTACGATATTCCTATTTTTGATCTTGGCGTGGTTCTCCCTCTCTCCACGCCAGCAGGCGGCACCCGTTAGCTTGTCCTTTCGGGTGCCGCTTCAAATTCCAAAAGTCTTTTCGTGCGTTCTGTTTCGCGGTCATGGGCCGCTGCATTGGATTGCAGAAACGGAACTGTGACGCGTGGCCTGTACACTGCGTTGAATCGCAACGTCCGCACACCGCAGTAGAAGCAAAAATCCAAAATTGAAAGTAGAAACAACGATCTATGTTGAAGTCTCAAGAACTGCGTGAGAAGCGCGCCGCACTAGCCGCTGAAGCGCAATCGTTACTCAGCAATCCCGCGAACGGCGAAAAGTTTGACCGGATGATGGCTGACGTTGATGCGATGGCAGGCACGATTGAACGCCAAGAGCGTCTGGAAAAGCTTGAAGTGGAAATGCGCAGCACCACGCGGCCTCCGCTGTCACAGCCCGGCGTTGACCCAGCGGCTGCGTATAAGGCTGCACCGGAAACTGAAGAGCGCAAAGCGGCACACAAGGCCGCATTTCGCAGTTACATCAAAGGCGATCTGACCAAGGAAGAAATTCGTACCTACAGCCCGATGTCTGACAGCGTGCAGGGTGGCTTCTTGGTTCCCCAAGGATTCCAGTACGAACTGGAACAAGCATTGAAAGCCTACGGCGGTATGCGTCCGGTTTCCCGTTCGTTGACCACTGCCAGCGGCAATGCTCTGCCTTGGCCGACTTCCAACGACACTGGAACGTCCGGTGAACAGATCGGTGAAAACACCACGGTGTCTTCCGCCAATCCGAACATTGCGAACATCCTGCTGAACGCCTACAAGTACAGCACGAAGATGGTTCAGGTTTCCGTTGAACTGCTGCAAGACAGCGCGTTCGATCTTGATGCCTATATCCGCGAAATCTTCGTTGTGCGTTTGGGCAGAATCACTAACAATCACTTCACCGTGGGTCTGGGGCCAACCAACACACCAGCACAGCCGACAGGAATTGTGACGGCTTCCGCTTTAAACACCAACAATCCGACTGCGCAAGTAGTGGGAGATGTCAATTACGATGACTTGGTTAACCTTGAGCACTCTGTTGACCCTGCCTACAGGCCGGGCGGCAGATTCATGCTCCATGATTCGACGCTCAAACAACTGAAGAAGAAGAAAGACGCACAGGGCCATCCTCTGTGGGTTGCTGGCGTTGCCAGCGGCGCACCGGACACAATTCTTGGCTATCCGTATACGATCAACCAAGACATGCCCGTCATTGCTACCGGCGCGAAGCAGATGCTCTTCGGCGCATTTTCAAAATACTTGATTCGCACAGTCAAGGATTTGTATGTGCTTCGTTTGGACGAACGCTTCGCAGAATTGGGGCAGGTGGCCTTCATTGGCTTTGCCCGTTACGATGGCGCGCTAATAGACGCTGGAACGCGTCCGATTGGCGCTTTGATCGGCGCTTAATCCGAACCGAAAAAGAAAATGGAAGGGCTGGCTTCGGCTGGCCCTTTCTTATTATCGGCCAAAATCAATGCGAGAAAAAATAGTTGGTAAGTGGTTCACCCATTCAGTCAATGAACAACACTTCGTGGCGATTCGCTGCGAAGCTTGCGGAAACATCATGCAAGCGAAACTCGGAAAAACGATTACGTGCGGAAGAGACGGTAAGACATACACCGCACCAGCTTCCTTCATCGGCCTAAATCCTCTGGTTACCCTGAAGGATTTGCGCCAAGCGAGAAGGCAGAGACTTGCACCGATAACAGCACTCAAGAAGTGGCAGGAAGAGCAAGGCTTCTTGATAACAGAGCGCAAGTGGCGGGAACGAATGCGCGAGATGCAGAAAGAAGAGCGAGAACGAAATGCAGCAAGCAACTGACACGGCTAACGAACAATTTGACCGCCTGATGAGCTATTGCTTTGAATGCCTCAGAGACCTTTACCCGGAGTACCGCAGTGTTGAGTGTTGTGCTTGCGGTGTCCTGTTGTGCGCCGATGGCTGCACCAAGTGTCTGTGCGAAGTGATGAAGGGCAGAACATGACGCTGACTGAGTTTGAGTATTACGCGCACGCAGAGTTTAACAAACATCTTCCGGTTCTTGCTGACAGTGAAGATGATTCACGCGCTGAAGCATTGCTGAGCGATTTGTATACGCGTCTGGAACAGACTGCCATCAATCAGGGCGTTGAAGTCTGTAAGCGTATGGCATGGTTGCTGGTGTTCGCGCTATACGAAATGAACCTTAGCCTGAACGCTGAAGAGTTGGGAGTGCCGCCCGATTACTTCGACGCTGACATACCGCAAAGAGATGAAGCATACGCTTATCTACACGAACGGCGTCTTGGCGCGCCACCACGTCACAACGATCTGCCGGTGAACTGAATGGCGTCGGCTGCGAAAAAACCGTGCAAGCAATTCGGATGTCCTGCCCTAGTAAGTAGTCCAGCTGAGCATTGCGAAAAGCACGTCAAGAACAACAGCCAGCGGCGTAAGTCTGAGCCACACCATGCGATGTATAACACCGCACGATGGAAGAAGCGCGTACGGCCAATGGTATTCAGGCGTGACCCATTTTGTGTCTCTGGTGTTCTCTGTGACCCAACGAACATCGGACGCAGGGCCATCAGCACCCACGCCGATCACATCATTCCGGTTAGCGAACGTCCAGACCTAGCGTGGGACATGGACAACCTGCAAGGACTCTGTGCCGCGTGTCACTCACATAAGACTGCGGTTGAAGACAGCACCTTCGCAAAGAAAAAAGACGCGTGATTGCTTGGGTTTGTCTTCAAATTGATTGAATTTTGTTGGTTTTGTCTGCGCGTCCACAAGTTACACATCCTAAAGGGGTAGGGGTACTCAAATCTCTATAAGTGTGCCCGGCAACCAGCGCCGCTCCCTTTTTTTTCTGTACGTGCAGTGAAAATCAATTTCTTACCCCTCAAACTCAGCGAATCCCATGCAGTAGCCGGGTAAACACCGGCAAATGCCGCAAGAAACTAGGTTGAAAGACACATGAAGCGCAATTGCCGTGAAAGAAGACTAGGTGCGATGGCTCCCATTCGGAACCGCACGTCTGACGAACCAAGTTACCAACAAATTTTGACCAAGCATGGCTTGCTGTCACGCGGTGCCAGCATCAGCGAAGCATGGCAACTCTGGCAGCGGGTGGCTGAAGACAAAAAAGTGATTGCAATGGCTCAAGAAATTGACCGGCCAAAGTACGGCATGGTGGCCAGCATCACTTCGGGTTACCGGCATTTCGGAAAAGTACTCTCCATGCTGAGTTCGCGGCAGATGGCTGCGCTGAAGCAGAGAATTTCAAACACAAGGAAGATGGCATGAACAAGAGAGAACTTAGATTTTTCGTCGCACAGGAACTACGTGCGGCAGGAACAGACAAAGCTCCGAAGATCACGGGCTACGCGGCCACGTTCGGAACCGTGGCCAACATCGCAAGCTTCAAAGAGCAGATTCAGAAGGGCGCATTCACACGCACGCTGGCTGATGAATCGCAAGACGTGGTGGCGCTGTTCAACCACGACGATAACTTGCTGCTAGGCAGAAAGAGCGCGGGCACACTGACGCTGGAACAAGATGACAAAGGCTTGCGGTTTTCCTGCACCCTTCCAGATACCAGCGTTGCGCGAGACTGCTATGCAAATCTGAAAGCTGGCAACCTGAAGGAATGTTCTTTCGGTTTCTACGTGAACGGCCCGGACGGTGAATCGTGGAGCACTCTACCCGATGGCACCGCGATGCGTACGCTGTTAGATGTCACGTTGTTTGACGTGTCGGTTGTGACTTCCCCGGCCTATTCCGGCACTTCAG